CGCCACTTAAGAAACCGTATGCAGCACCTTCAGCAGCACCTAGACCAGCAGCCTGAGCAGTCCGTGCAGCTTTACTAGCACCTTGGCTAATCTTTGCAAGACCAGCTCCGGGTATGAACAAAGACCCAATTAAACCAGCACCAGTAATAGCACCAGACATTAAAGGGTTTTCTTCTTCAAACGCAGATAGCTCTGATCTAGATTGACCAATAGCCTCTTCCCAGTTTTCTGCTTCTCCTACAAGTAAACGTATAGTAGCGTCTAACTCGTCACCCACACCTATAGCAGACTCTACAAAGCCTACGGCACCGGATCTAACAGCACTGTAATCATCACCCTCTTCGTCTACTGCCTTACGCTCATACCAAGGAATGTATGCAGAATCAGGAATAGACTCATCACCACTGTATTCGTACCATTCTTTAGCCATGATTTACCTCAATCAAAAAGTAACTCAATAATTTTAGCGTTACTAACACCCATGTTTTGAAAAGTACGTCTAATTTGAGCATCGCTTTGTCCATTAGCTCTAGCCGACTCTACAGCTTCTTTAGATACAGGCTCTAAAAACTTAGGTTTTGTAGGCTCTGTTGGCTCTTCTATAGTTTCTCCAGTTATACTAGCTCTTCGTCTTTCTAAAACAGTAATGTCTCGATTGTACAAAGATAGATTTCTATCATTTAATTCTTTTCTAGCTAGTTCGTAAAACTTTGCTTTCTGAGTAACAGGGAGTCTGCTGTAATCCTTATTTTTTTCAAGAGCCATAGCCTCTGCTGTATCTTCTATTTCTGATTCTTTAGGAATAACAGGTCCACGACGAGCCAGCTCTTCTAGGTCGTTATCAATGCCACGTATTGTTCTGCTATCTTCCTGTACATTATTTAAGGCATGACGATCAACTAAACTTTCAGCCTTTTTAATAGCTGCTTCTGCTCTATTTTTAGCTGGTTCATTAACCCAACCGGTATCGTTTCTATATTGATTTTGTAGCTTTTCTGCTATTTCTAATTCGCTTTCTACCATTACTTTTAATTTTTCTGGTAACGTTTGTATATCTTGACGGATCACACTAACATCGCCCGTTATATCAAATCGTCTTTCGATCCTCGCTCTTTCCCGCGCTTGAGTATTTTCAATAGACCTTTGCATTACTTGAGAAAGTCTTTTAATATCTTCAGCATGCTCAGGATTAGCCTTTAGTAAACTTTCAGTAGTGGTTTCTAAGGAATCAAAATCTTTTACTTGAAACAACTGATTAGAAAACTGTTGAACGGCTTCGTCATCAGCAGCTTCTTTATTAATTCTATCAAGTTGAGCCGCTTCTACAACAACATCTTCAAACATACCTTCAAAAGAAGAAAGATCTATGGTAGGGTTGGCCTCTTTAATCTTGTTAAACTCTGTTTTCATTTTAGCTAAAGTTTGTCGTTTTTGTTCAGGATCTAATTGCTTATTAGATTGTACAGCTAACGCAGCTTGACGAAGATTAGCTACTTCTGACTGAACTTTATTTTGATCGATTGTTTTTTTCTTTGCACCCATAACAGAACCTACTCTAGACAAAGAAGATCTAATCTCCTCTGCAAGCTCAGGATTTGTTTGAGTAATTTTACTAAAGGAAGCCACTGCCTTTTGATACTCTTCTGGAGTAAGTGTTCCTGACATTGCTTTTTGCTCTAGTTGAAACAAACTAGATTGTATAGATCCTTGGTTTTTTTGCTCTTGTATTTTTCCCGGAAGCTCCGATGCTTGACGCGCAGCAGTAAACAAACCCTCCTGATAAGAAGGCTGTAACAAACCTTGTAAAAATGCTTGTGAAAACTTAGCCATTATTAGCCTCCTAACCCTTTAAAAAAGTTACCTAAAGCTGATTCCATAGAAGACTGAGCAGTAACAGAAGATCTAGGTGTTAAAGCCCCTTGCAAAAGACCGGCTCCTGTTTGACCCAAAAGGTTAGCTCTTGCTTGTTCTGCAATCAACTGAGCCTCAAGTCCTGACATAGTAGCTTCACCGAACAGACCAGCACCTTGTAACTGCGCCTGTTGTTGTAGTGCTGCCAACTGTTGTGCAGGCTGGGTAGCCGCCATGAGTTGTTGTTGCGGAACATACCCGGCGCCAAGGAATGCTTGACCTAACTGCGCCTGTTGCATTTGTTCAGCTTGGGCTTGTTGCATAGCGCCTAACATAGCTCTATTACGGGCTTCTTCTTGTGCCGTAGACATAGCAAGCATTTCAGGAGTAGCTCCACCATAGGCAGCAGAGCTAACACCAAGTCGTCCTTGTCCTGCCAAACGCTCCTCTAACGCAAGACGTTGACGTTCTTCTTCAGGACGTTGTGCTGTACGCATACGCTCAAAAATAGCTTGCTCACGTGCATCTCTAGGTTGTGTTGCTTGCCCAAAGAACCCACCTGCACCTCCTAAGAGTTGTTGCTGAAGCATTTGCTCTTCAGGAGACAAACCCATAGTGGTTTCAATACCACCTTCAGGGGTGACTTGTGTACCCATGCCAGCACCAGTAGCAGTAGTCACAGTAAACGGTCTAAACTGCGTCTGCTCCATTTGCGTAGCAGCAAGTTCTTCAGCCCCTGTTCTGGCTTGTTGTCCGATGTCACTAAGACGACCATAAGCTTCGCCCGTTAACAAACCACCTACAACGCCCGGAAGCAAAACGCTTGGTTGAGACAAGAATGACCCAAGGCTTCCTAGCATGTCGGTAAAGCTACTGCCCCCAGAACTTTCCTCTGTTGTTGGTGCCTGTACTGTTGGAAACGGTCCCATGTTTTACTCCCTTAAAGTAGCTTTCCTATCAAAGCCATTACGTTAATTTCTTGTAGTGACAAAGCAAAGCCATCTATTTCTGACTCTAGTCCTACCTGCACACTTGTGCCATACCCTGTTGTGTTTAATGATCGTGCGTTAGTTAGCTGACCACCTGTAAATTCTACTGTTGTATACTCACTTTGACCGTAAAAGCCTGTAATCTGAGTACCTACCGTAAACTCTGCTGTAGCGTATGTAGTATCAAAGTCATACGCCCACTTAAGAAACACTACAGAATTGTTAGCGCCAACTAATGTGGGCTTGAGTTTCTTAAGAATCTTAACTCTTGAGCTATCACCAAAGGTTAAACTTGGGCTGTAGTACTTAAAACGATAACCAACGCCGTTGTCACTATACCCTGTGTATGTGCTGATACCGTTAGTAGTCCCTACGTACAGAGTGCCGTCACTAAGGCGTGTAAACGATGTAAAACTTGTAGAAGGCCATCGAGTCACACGGTATGATCCATTCTCTAATGTGCCACGTACATCAAAACAATACGTTACGTCTTGACCTACAAAAGTAAGCAGGTAAAAACCTTCTTCTGGACTATAAACAGACCTAAAAAACTGAGTCTCATTTTGTAACGCAGCAATAATATCTTTTGTAATATTGCCTGACAAACTACTAATAGGCATTGACTTTTCTTGTATTGTTCTGCCAAAGCTTTTAAGGCCGGTATGTGACAAGAACAACACATCTGTACCTGTATACTGTACAGTGTCTCTGTTGACACAGCCAATACCCGCTACTGTATCTGATAGTGTCATAGACGCAGGAAAGGCAGCACCTTCGTAAACAATAATACTATGCTTACCAAAAATAATTAGTAAGTTGTTGTGAGCCGCTAACGATACAATCTCATCGTATCCGTCAGGCCATACCTTAGAGATGTCAATAGAGCCACTAGTACCGCCCGACCAGTGAATGCCATTTAACAAATCAGACCAGTATATTGTAGACTTGTCCGTGTTAAAGTCTGCTGTCCAGAGCCTGCCGTAAGCCGCTAACACTTCGTTACCGTACATAGTGCTAGAAACGCCGCTAGAGTGCGTATGGTCGCTCATGGCCTCTACAGCGCCAGAGGTGTTGTCATACACTAAAGGCTCAAAGCCTCGCTGAAACATATAGATACGGTCGTTAAAGTCTACAAGCTTCCAGTTGTCTGCGGTAATGCTATAACCAGCAGGAGTCTCATCTACTAACGTAGTTGTACCGCTAATGATCTTATTGTTACCTACAGAAAAAACCTTAGTGTTTCCTGCGTTGTC